CCGCGCAGGGCTATCCGGTACCGCTTCTTTATGGTCGTCGGCGAGTCGGCGGTGCGATTATTTCTGCCGGGATTTATGTCGAAGATCAGCAATAAATAAAAACCTCCTTTCAGGCCACCTCAGGGTGGCCTTTTTTATGGGCGCAATATGGCTACATCTACTCCGATTAAAGGCCGTAAAGGCGGCAGCTCCAGTTCCCGCACCCCAACTGAACAACCAGACGATCTTCAGTCAGTAGCGAAGGCCAAAATTCTTGTTGCACTGGGAGAGGGCGAATTTGCAGGACAGTTGACGGCGAAAGATATCTATCTCGATGGCACGCCACTGGAGAATTCAGACGGTTCGCAAAACTTCAGCGGCGTGGCGTGGGAATTTCGCCCGGGGACTCAGGCACAACAATACATTCAGGGTATCCCCGGTACCGAAAATGAAATCAGCGTGGGCACCGAAGTGTCAAGCACCACCGCCTGGACGCACACCTTTACCAACACGCAACTTTCAGCCGTTCGCCTGCGCCTGAAGTGGCCATCGCTTTTTAAACAGGAGGACGATGGCGATCTGGTTGGCTATTCAATTAATTACGCTATTGATCTGCAGACCGATGGCGGAACCTGGCAGACGGTACTTAATACCAGCGTAACCGGCAAGACAACTTCCGGCTACGAACGCAGCCATCGTATCGATTTACCACAGGCAGGCAGTACATGGACGGTGCGCCTGCGTAAGCTCACGGCGGATGCCAACAGCGCGAAAATTGGCGACACGATGACGCTGCAGAGCTACACAGAAGTCATCGACGCCAAACTGCGTTATCCAAATACCGCGCTGCTGTACATCGAATTCGACTCAAGCCAGTTTAACGGCTCTATCCCGCAAATATCCTGCGAACCGCGAGGGCGTGTAATCCGCGTTCCGGATACGTATGACCCGGAGACCCGCACCTATAGCGGCACATGGACAGGGGCGTTTAAGTGGGCGTGGACGGATAATCCAGCCTGGATTTTTTACGATCTGGTGGTGAGCGACCGCTTTGGGCTGGGCAATCGCCTGACGGCGGCCAATATTGATAAATGGACGCTTTACCAGGTTGCGCAATATTGCGATCAGCCGGTTCCTGATGGTAAAGGCGGTAGCGGCACTGAGCCTCGCTATACCTGTAACGTGTACGTGCAGGAGAGGAATGATGCCTATACCGTGTTACGTGATTTTGCGGCGATATTCCGGGGCATGACGTACTGGGGTGGCGATCAAATCGTTGCGCTGGCGGATATGCCCCGCGATGTGGATTACAGCTACACGCGTGCTAACGTGGTTAATGGGCGCTTCACCTATTCGGGCAGCACCACGAAAACCCGCTATACCACGGCACTGGTTTCCTGGTCCGATCCGGGTAATGCCTACGCGGATGCGATGGAGCCTGTATTTGAGCAGGATCTCGTTGCTCGCTTTGGCACAAACCAGCTCGAAATGACAGCCATTGGCTGTACCCGGCAGTCAGAGGCAAACCGTAAGGGGCGCTGGGGTATCCTGACCAATAACAAGGATCGTCTCGTGTCGTTCGATGCGGGTCTGGACGGCAAGATCCCACAACCTGGCTATATCATCGCGGTTGCCGATGAGCTGCTTTCCGGAAAAGTGATGGGAGGGCGTATAAGCGCGGTTAACGGTCGTGTTATCACGCTTGATCGTGAGTCTGCAGCCGCACCCGGAAGCCGCCTTATGATTAACCTTCCGTCCGGTGCATCGCAGAGCAGGACGATACAGAGCGTAAACGGTCGGGTAGTCACCGTGACTACGGCATACAGCGAAACACCAGCAGTGGAATCGGTGTGGATTGTCGAGTCCGACGAGCTTTATGCGCAGCAATATCGCGTCATCAGCGTCACGGATAATAATGACGGAACGTATTCGATTTCTGGTGCTTTGCACGATCCGGATAAATATGCGCGTATCGATACCGGTGCCATTATCGACCAGCGGCCAATAAGTGTTATTCCGCCAGGTAATCAGTCCCCGCCAGCCAACATCGTCATTAATTCATTCTCTGTGGTTCAGCAGAATGTGAACGTTCAGACCATGCGCGTCAGCTGGGACCAGGCGAAGAACGCCATCGCCTATGAAGCACAGTGGCGCCGCAATGACGGGAACTGGGTCAATGTGCCGCGCAGCTCCACCACATCGTTCGATGTTCCGGGCATTTATGCGGGACGATACCTGGTGCGCGTGCGTGCCATCAACGCCGCTGAAATTTCGTCCGGATGGGGGTATTCAGAAGAGAAAACGCTGACGGGCAAGGACGGGAATCCGCCGAAGCCGGTGGGTTTCATCGCGTCTGAAAACGTGGTGTTCGGTATTGAGCTGAACTGGGGGTTCCCTGCAAATACGGACGATACACTGAAGACGGAAATTCAGTACAGCCTGACGGGTACTGAGGACGATGCGATGTTGCTGGCCGATGTACCTTACCCGCAGCGCAAATATCAGCAGATGGGCCTTAAGGCTGGACAGATTTTCTGGTACCGCGCGCAGCTGGTGGACCGCAGCGGCAATGAATCAGGATACACCGACTGGGTGCGCGGACAGGCGAGCATCGATGTTTCCGATATCACCGATGTGATCCTGGAGGAGATTAAAGAATCTGAGGTATTTAAGGATCTGATTGAGAGTGCTGTAGACGGTAGCGAGAAACTGGCCGAACTTTCTGATGCGATTAAGGAGAACGCAGATGGTCTGGCTGCAGCAGTAGGTTCGAATAAGCAGACAGCAGAAGCAATCATTGGCAACGCCCTGGCTATTGCTGATGTTGTTGTGCGCCAGACTGCGCAGCAGGGGGCTAATTCTGCGACATTCGAAGAGCTACGGGAGGTGATCGCCACTGAGACGGAAGCACGCGTCACGGATGTTACTCGTCTTGAGGCACAAACTGCGCAGAATGAAGCGGGTATTACTGAAGTTCGCCAGGCGTTAGCAACGGAAACTGAAGCTAGCGCTTCCGCGGTAAGCCAGTTGACGGCTGCCACTCAGGCCGCATCTGACAAAGCTGATTCAGCCGCGGCTGTAGGTGCTCAGAATACAGCATCAATCACTGAACTTAGCCAGGTTGTCACGGACCTTGATTCCTCAATGGCATCGCGTCTTGAAGAACTGGGAGCACAAACTGATAAGGCCAGTGGAAGTATTCAGAACAATGCTATTGCGCTGATCACAAGTACGCTCGCTCAGGTTAACCAGCGTAACCTTCTGAGCGTGCAATATGGTGATAATAAAGCCGGTATTGAGCGAGTCGACAACGTCATGGCAGATGCAAGTAAAGCTGTCGCTGAGTCGCTGCGCACACTGGATTCCAGTACTGGTGGAAACACCGCGAATGTCACTGACTTGTCAAAGACGCTCGCTGACTTCACTCAGGTGTCTGCTACGCAAATCAACTCGCTGAAGGTCACGGTTAACGGTCAGTCTGCGGCTATTATCCAGAACAGCCAGGTATCAGCGGACATCAATAACAACCTGAATGCGATGTACAGCATCAAGGTCGCTGTTGATTCTAATGGTAATCAGTATGCAGCAGGGATGGGGATTGGTGTTCAGAATACGCCGTCCGGCATGCAATCACAGGTGCTGTTTGTGGCTGACCGATTCGCTGTAATGGCGCAGGCTGGCGGTACAGTTACGCTGCCATTTGTGATCCAGAACGGGCAGACCTTCATCAATGATGCGTTCTTCCGCGATGCGAGTATTCAGTTTGCGAAAATCACTGATTCTCTGAAGTCTGATAATTTTGTGGCTGGTAAGACAGGATGGAATATGCCGAAAAGTGGCAACGCTGAGCTGAACAACGTCACCGTTCGAGGAGCTTTGTATGCAACAACCGGTAATTTCGGTTTTAGTGGTCCGAATAAGGCGACTGTGATCGACAGTAATGGCCTCACGGTCAATCTGTCTGGTGGTGGAAGGATTGTGCTTGGGGAGTGGTCGTAGTATGCCAAGAGGATTGCTCATTGACCTCAATGACGGCGGCAAGCCGATGGAGATAACGGCGGGCCTGAGATGCCCGTCATTTGGAGCCAGTTTTGACAGTGGCTACCAGAAAGCAAAGTATGCGGATATTGCCGGATATGTTTCAGGGGCACAGGTACTCTTTATACCACACGCGACGGCTTATCTTGATTCAGGGCTGCTGCATAAAATGAATTCGGTCACCATATCGGGTGGCCGAGTCACGCAGAACTCGACGATGAAAGATAACAGTATCAGCGAACGGGATAGCACTTACACATTTCCCGGAAGTCTCTGGCAGATTTTTCCCAAAGGTCAGCGAAGTGGTATGGGGTTACTCATCAGTGATAGCACCGACTTCACTTCAATAACTAATGCAACTCAATCAGGGCAGTGTATCTGGAAAGGTACCGTGAATGTTCCCACCGGGGGCTGGGCGGTTCCGACGATAGCAGGTTATGACAAGTCGAAATATATCGTTTTCGGACGCTGTAATAGCGGCAATACGATTGACTTCGACGGCAACACAGTAAGATTCTTCAGTCCTCCGTCAACTAATGATGACGCTCCCACAACAGGCACGGTAGACATCGTTATCTTCGCCAGTGGCGTAGCGCCGCAGCCTGGCACTGGCCTCAATATTTTCAACGCTGAAGGGGCCTGTACGTTTTCAACTACAAAGCGACCTTTCGTATACCTCAATCAACTCTGGTCACCTTCCACAAGTGCCGTGAGCATCGGCAGCGGCTATGTACCGCTGGGCAGATTTGGTCTGATGATTCATATGGTTAATGGCATGTACGTGTATCGGATGTTCGGAATAAAGATACAGAACGGCAGCGCTTCAGTTCAGGGCGGGAAATACCTTGGACGCGAGCAGTATGCCATATTCGGTAATAACACCATTACTCCGCTCAGCCTTCCCGTCTTGCCTGATATGTACGTCTGAATTCAGTGTCTATTCAAATCAACCTCGCTCCGGCGGGGTTTTTTATTGTCTGGAGAAAATATGATTTATAACACCGGCACAATCGCCATAAACGGAAATAGCCTTACAGGTACGGGAACAAACTTCACCGCTGCTGGCTCACTCATTCGTAACGGCTGCACTGTTATCGCCTTGACAAGCCCAGCGCAGGTTTTCCAGATCACCGCGATTGGAAGCGCAACTTCTCTTACCGTGACACCTGCGGCAAGCCCAGCAATTCCTGCTGGAACGAAGTATTCGATTTTACTGAGCGACAGCCTGAGTGTGGATGGCCTGGCGCAGGACATTGCTGAAACCTTCACGATGTACCAGCGCTACATGAGCGGCTTTGCTGATGTGATGAACGGCACGACAGACGTCACCATAACGATTAACGGCACACCAGTCACCGTACCGGGGCAGAAATCACTGGCGAAGAAAGGGGCAAACAGCGACATCACCAGTCTTTCCGGGCTGACTACCGCGCTAAGCATTTCCCAAGGTGGAACCGGTGATAAGACAGCAGCAGGTGCTCGTACAAACCTTGGTTTAGGAAGTGCCGCCACCAAGGATGTAGGCCCTAATACTGGTAATGTTTTAGGTGTGGGCTATTTCGGTTTCGGAACTCCAACTGTTAACGTCTTAGGAAATACCGAATCAGGGTTTTATGGCATTGACGGCTCTGGTACTGCCTGGGCCCCGCAAGCCGGATCGGGAATTGTATGCGGGTATGACCCTACGCGCCGACAGCAGATATTTACAGGAGTATCCGGCAATCTTTTTGTCAGGAACCTGGCCAGTGCTGCTATGAATACACCTTCGTCCACCATTCCATGGACACAGATGCAGTCTGTTGGAACATCAGATATTAATTTTAAGCACGTCAACGGCGATCTCGATGTTGCTGATTCTCTTGAAAACATCTGTCAAATGGAGTTTAAGCGATTCTACTACCTTGATGATGATGAGCAGACAGAGCGCCGTGGCGTAATTGCTCAGCAGATCGAACAAATCGACAAGCAATATGTTCACTCTGCTGAGGGCGTAGGGAAAATGACGCTTGACCTTAACCCACTGATGATGGATGCCCTGGCAGCCATAAAGGCACTTAACACAAAGGTAATAGAGCTTAGTAAACAGGTTGATGAGCTAAAACAGGGTGGAGCTTGATATACCTGAAGACAGCATATTGAAACGGCTTCGCTAAGAAAAACGCCGCCCATCTTAAGAAAGAACGGTCGGCGGCTGGTTGCTCATTGTTCATGCCCGAGCAAACGTGGGGAATATTAACCGAGTAAAATTTAAAGGCCAGCCTGGCGAACGGTCGGAAACTCAGAAACCAGCCACATATCGGAATCTTCAAACATTTCCTCCAGCATGCGATTGAGCTTTTCCCGATCACTTTTGCTGGTGTCGATGTTTAAAGCGTTCGCCTGCATCGGCTTTACCTTCACTTCGGCATCAGGGAAAATCTGGTGCACTCGCTTCGTTAGTTCAGCCAGGATGATCTCTCTGGCCCCTTGGAGCCCCTCAACATTTCGCTTGTCATAAACCAGTTCAACAAACATACCGATCCCCTCTTAAGTGAAAATTGCCTGTGCTTGATCTGTTTTCATAAAAATAATACTGTATATGCATACAGTCAATGTGCGAGGGAGGGTTCGTTCATGCCTCGTCAAGCGGATATTCGTGCTGCTTTTATTGCGGCCATACAGCAAAACCTGAAGTACTATCTCTGCCTGCAGACAGACAAATTCATCGCCGAACTGCAGGAGAGGCACTGGCATTTCAGCCAGGAGGATGCAAATTCATGGATCGAGCGATACCAGCCGGACTTCGCCGATAGGACAACAAACGGAAGTGAGAACTGATACTGGATCCTGCGTAACATGGGAAGGGTATTCTGATGGGGTTAGTTTCGCCAGCTACTGACTATGTTGAACATCTGATAGTCTTTTGGGAGTGATGACGACTACCGAGTGAAGAAAATGTCGTGCATCTAGGTATGTACGATTCAGGATAAACAAGTTATAAAACAGCAGGATATTGTTTTTTTATTTTTTTTCTAAAGGATCTGCAATGGTTGCCGATAGTAAATTTAGCGGCGCAAGAGCCTAGTGGTGGAAGCCGTAAACTTAAATTACGACCAGTCAAACAGGAACAACTATCATGGCACAAGTCATCAATACCAACAGCCTCTCGCTGATCACTCAGAACAACATCAACAAGAACCAGTCTGCTCTGTCTTCTTCTATCGAGCGTCTGTCTTCCGGTCTGCGTATCAACAGCGCTAAAGATGACGCTGCGGGCCAGGCTATCGCTAACCGCTTCACCTCTAACATCAAAGGTCTGACTCAGGCTGCACGTAACGCTAACGACGGTATCT